ACCCATACTTCTTCCACCACTCATCCACAATGATAAAAACATCCTTCTGTACCGGACTCATACTCTTCTCCATACACTCTTCATAAGTCATTTCCCGCCGTCTTATCATGTCTCTGTTAATCATTATTTGCATATACTGCCTATTTTTTAAGCAATGGTAATATTACCATTGGGGTGGGTTTACCCTTAGTTTTTAAAAAAATATACCCCCCACCCCTATTTTGTTTTAAACGATGACGGGGGGTCTTCCTGTAATTTTGTCCACAGGTCATCCGGATTTTCTTGGGATACTTTAAGTGGAATACTATGTACGTCAGAGGGGGGACTCCTAGTTGGCAAATCGGGGGGTAGGGGTTCGCCCTCGACAGCCTGGACGATCGCCAATGGGGGTAGTGGTTCGAGTTCAGCCAATAGAGAGTCCGCATCTTTGACAGTGACATCCGTTACAGTGCCATGCACTAGAGTCCGAAGTTTGTTTAATAGCTGAGCCCTTGCATCGGTGCTAGATGTAATGGTGGTTATCTCTTTGCGCTCGGTGAATGCCGCCACTTCCGTGACAGTCCCAAGCACCTTAGCCGCCGCCGTGATCTGACCGGCTTTACTCTCCGGATCGGTGATCACCTTTACGAGGGAATGAATGACGAGGGAGCGTAAATGCTCAGGGGTATGGTATGACCGAGCGGTTTCCGCCAGTTGTATTGCCTCTATTTCCCTTTGAATGCCTTTATGCTTTTTTAGCATAGATGCGTTATTCCCCACTGTCTTGGCCCTTTGGGTGGTTACGTTATAGGCCTTTCGCATTGCACCGGCTCCGGTCTCCCCTTGGGCTACCAAACGGGCAAAGGTTTTCTGCTTGTGTGTCAGCTTTCCCTTAACACCTAGTATTTGATCTATTGGCACTTGTTCTAGTGCTTCCCTTACTTGAGCCCTTTTCATGCTGATTCGCTTCGCTAGTTGATCCGGCGCCAATCATACAGAACAAATACAGAACTGTCACCAATGCGACAACCTGGCCGCCGAACGTGTGGTATGCGAGCCGGTTTTTACCCCTAAAAATTTGAAAATCGCCCTAGGCTGCACCCTGTCACCTATGTGACTGACAGACTGTTTTCACCCTGTCAGAGTTGACCCCATGGAAGGCCAAAGGGGCTAACCATTAAACCAACCAAAGGAAAACTGCAATGCAAATCGAAACAGAAATTTTTTCACCCGATGAACTAATCGAGCTTGTAGACACGCTCGCAAAGATTCGAGCCGATATATCCGAACTCAAAGGCCGTGAAGACATTTACAAAGCCGCCTTGATTGCCGCCGGTCACCCCGCCATCGATGGCACCACCCACAGAGCCGCCGTCATTACAGAACAACGCACTTCGACCGACTGGCAAGCAATTGCAACCAAACTAAACGCAAGCCGCCAATTGATCACCGCCCACACATCGACCGGTGAGCCGTTCTACAAAATCCGCTTATCCGCCCGAAAGGTCTCAGCATGAAAATAACTATTGAAGTGAAAACAATTTATGGCAATCAGGTAATTTATCCAAAGGATGAAACCGCCCAAGCATTCGCCCGAATTGCCGGCACCAAAACCCTCACCCTTGAAGCCCTTCGCCTAATCCAAGGCCTAGGGTATGAGATCAACGAACACAAAGAAAGCTTCAAATTATGAAAACCCTAGGATATATCGCCTACGAAGGCCGGAGCCTAATCGACAGAAAACCAATTGTCGTTATCGTGACCGCCCTCAATAAAAGCGGAAACAGTAAAACCGGAGACATGGTGCAAACCTTTATTTTGCGCTCGGACATCGACCCAGTTACCGCCGCCCAAACCGGTGACGACTTTTCTATCTGTGGAGCTTGCCGGCACCGCCCCAAGGCCGCAAAAATTACCGGTGAGCCGCCGTGCTACGTGAACAAGGGACGCGCCCCGCTCAGCGTGTTTAAAGCCTACAAAAGGGGAAAATATACCAAAGCCACACCGGAACAAATTAAAACCGCCCTAGCCGGCTCTATCGTGCGCTTAGGCACTTATGGCGACCCCGCCGCCGCACCAGTGGCCATATGGGAAGAAATCATAAAAGAAGCCGCCGGACACACCGGCTATTCGCACCAATGGAAACGCTCAGACTTTGACGTTGACCGGTGGAAAAAATTAGTTATGGCCTCCGCCGATAACTTAGACGATGCCGCTTTGGCAAACTTAAACGGAATGCGAGCTTTTCGGGTATCGGTGGGCAATGACAAACAAGCCGCCGAAACGATTTGCCCCGCCAGTTCAGAAGCCGGAAAGAAAACCACCTGCGCCAATTGCCAATTGTGCGCCGGCACCACCAAAGCCGCCCGAGACATTGTGATTCAAGATCACGCCGCCGGTTATCGTAAACGCATAGAAATAATGAAAGCCTAAACCATGCAAAAACTAATGAGAGCAAAATTCGCCGGTATTTGTAGCCGCACTGGTGCCCGAATCAATGCAGGGGATGAAATCATTTTCGACACCAATACCCGAACCGCCTACATCACAAACGAGGACGATGCGCCCCGCATTAACTCAATACGCTTTGGGGATAAAACCTTTTATCGGAACGCAAAAGGCCGGTGCGAAGATGCCCCTTGTTGCGGGTGCTGCACGATTTAATCCAAGTCAAAAACCGGACAAAACCACCATGAAAAACCACACAAAAACCCGCAACGAGAGAACTATTCGGAGGGCGCAAGCCGCCCTTGATTTTCTAACTGTCTTACTTATTGCCGGCGCATTAACCGCCGGAGCCCTTCATTATTTTGACGTCCTCATACCATGAAACACACCGAAAACGATTACATAAAAGCCGGCTTTAAATTTGAGAAGGGGCAAACCCCCGCCGAAAACCTTCGAGCCATGATTGAAACCGAAACAATAGACGACCGGTCAGAAGCCCGCCGTTTAATTGAACAAGGCCGGCATGAAGCCCGCCTGTCGCATAAGTGACTGACAAGGGGCACATGGTGCCCCGACAATTTCAAAACCTAAACCAAACCAAAGGAAAACCATGCTTGCAACTGTAGAAAATAAAGCCCCCGCCGTCACAAGTGGAGGCAAAACGATAGAACTAAAAAACCTCAAGTATTCCGAATTCGCCAGTCAGGAAACGTATTGCTTTGAGGCTAACGTATACATTGACGGAAAGAAAGCCGGCACTGTATCAAACCAAGGATGTGGAGGTTGCCACTCTTACCACCCTAACACCCTGTATCCCCTCTTAAAGGCGGAGGCTGACAAATTGCCGGCTGAGGAGGTGGATTTGGGCGGTCATATTTTCACCATGACACCCGATGCCGATACCATCATCAGCGAATTAGTAACCCAAGCACTGCAAGCCAAAGAATTAAAAGCCGGCATGAGGAGGCGCATTCTTTTTATTGGTGAAGACGGCTCAGTCTACGAAACCAAACCAATGGCGGCGGCAGACCTAGCTAAACAATTGTGCCGGCCTAATCTGCACGAAGTACTCAAGACTAAAACAATCCTGAATCTCTTACCTTTCAACGAAGCTTTATCCATCTATATCAAAGGAGCAAAATAATCATGCCAAACTGGTGCTCAAACTCTTTGCAAATTACTGCAACAACAGACAACAACCGCAAGCTTTTGGACGAATTAGAAAAGCAATTCGACAGTAGCGACAAGGCCGTAATTTTCGACATGATCAAACCCACACCCTTGGACCTACTTGAAGGTCAAGGATGGTACGACTGGCGGATAAAAAACTGGGGCACAAAATGGGATGCCACAATCCTATCCGCCCACAGGGACGGCGATACCGCAACCCTGTACTTTGAAACCGCATGGGCACCGCCCATAGAAATCTACAAAGTATTGGAGGAGGAGGGTTTTAAAGTCGAAGCCACTTATGTGGAGCAAGGCGTTCAATATGCCGGTTATTACGAAGATGGCAACGATTTTACAGAAAGCTCCCCTGATTTCTTATGCAATCTGTATGACGAAGAGATGGATACCTTTAACGAAGAAACCGATGGGATGGAAAGCTATTTTCTCAAAGCCGGATTCAAACATTCACCAATGACATTTGGGGGCTGAAATGACCACAGAATGGACGCACGACCCTTGGCATGACAAATACTTTGGCAAGAGTGACCCAGAGTTTTACTACGAACCCAAGACTGAAGCTGAGCGCATTGCTTACATCAAGAAATGGGAAAACCACACGCCAACTACTGGTGATGAATGGTGTTTAAAAAACAACTACGAAGTTTGGAAAAGGAAGCAAGCAAAATGAAAACTTATACAGGCACAGTTGTCTACAGTATTTTTCACGATGTAACAGTTACAGTTCCTGATGATGCAGACAGGGATGATATTGAGTTTGCAATACTTGAATATTTTGATCAACATGATCTAAAGAGCAAACCTGAAGACACACACGCAAACGTATTTGATGTTGAGGAGGAAGTATGAAAGTCAAAGAACTAATAGCTTATTTACAAGAGTGCAACCAAGAACTCGAAGTCTACAGTTGGAATGACCATGAGATCCACGAAATCTATTATGTCGATGGCGACATGGACGAGTGGGTTCACCTTAATTTGGGAGAAGCGCAATGAAACCATGGCATCACTACACCGAAGAAGGCATTGCCGGACTGGCGGCTGAGGCTTTGAATGTTGCGGTCGCCCACATCCAAGACCGATTGGGTGTGGACACCGGCGACTTTGCCGGCCTGTACTTTTCAGGCACCCGAGAGGAGGCAATGGAGGCAATCTTTAAACAATACATTGAGCAAGAGATCCACTGGAATCAGGAGCTTATGACATGAAGATATTAAACCTGTACGCCGGAATTGGTGGTAACCGCACCCTATGGGGAGGCGATCACCAAGTAACTGCCGTGGAATTCTGCCCTGAGATTGCCAAGGTCTACGCCGCCCGTTATCCAAATGATGAGGTCATTGTTGGCGATGCCGTCCAGTATTTGGAGGCACACTATGCCGACTTTGATTTCATATGGGCAAGCCCACCATGCCCAAGCCATGGACAATACCGCCACAATGTTGGCGTGAGGGGCAAAGGTTTTGCGCCAGTCATGCCGGACATGAGCCTGTACTCACAAATCATATTCCTGCAGCACTACGCAAGTGGGAAGTGGATTGTGGAGAATGTGGTGCCGTACTATGAGCCGTTGATCAAACCAAGCTTTGAGATGCAACGCCATTTGTTTTGGTCAAACTTCCACGTCCCACCCAAAGATTTTGAGAAGTCTGACATCAGGAACAAGAACAAGATATCCGACTTTGCAGGACATGAGGAGGTTGCAAAGAGCAAAATACCCAACAAGCGACAGGCCTTACGCAATTGCGTCAACCCATTAGTGGGCAAACATATCCTAGACAACGCCTTCAATAAGATTGGGCAACTTCAATTACTGGAGGCGGCATGATTCAATACATTTACATTCTGATGGAGGAGGTCGACGTAATAGCCGCCTACTCCACCCGAGAAAAAGCCGAAGCTGAAGCAAAAGAGTGGGGGCTTCGCAACTGGCACATCATCGAAGCAAAGATACGCTAGTGCCCATTGCTTTGATCAGGGACTGTCCCGCTCGGAACAGTCCCACTCTCAGATGAGTATCGTTGAAGTCCTCACCAACGACATCACTCATCCAGTATGGCCAACCAATCTCTTTGGCTACTTTCTCCCCAGTCCCGCTCTCATCATTGTCTGTGACAAGGAACCCACCGTCTATTGTGGAGGCGACCTTCTTCATATTGCCTGCGCTAAAGCAAACATGAATGTTGTACCTGCGCTTGTAGGACTTTAGGACATGACGAATAGACAAGGCCGTAGCATAGCCCTCGCACAGAATGTGCAAGCCCTTGTTATCGAAGCAAAACTCCGCATTTGAGGTGCGCTGCCCGAACAAAAACTTCTTGCCGCCGGCCTCATCGATGACCTGACAACCTACCAATCTACCCTCAACACGCATTGGGATTAGTAAATAGTGGAGGCCATTGAGGACATAGATATTCCCTTCCTCTTCCTCGAAACCCTTGGCCTTTAAGTATGGATGGCGCCCATAGCCTGACTGCTTCAGCATGGACGCCGCCTTGTTAGCCGCATCCTTTTGCATGAGGAGGCGATCATCATCTGCCTTGCGAGCAAGCTTTACAAACTTCTCTGAATCTATATTATTACCATCGCTCTTCCATACGGATACTTCCACATCAATGGCATGATTCTGTACAAAGCCATGGTCACCCATAAACTTGACCGCACCATTTTTTTTGCGTGGTTTATCTTGAGTTGGATATCTTTTCCACACGCCGACTGGCGGGTAGTGATCGAGGAGGATGCCGTGTGCTGCACAAAAGTTTAGGAAGTCCATCAATGCTTACCTCTTCTGATCGCACGAATGTAAGCCCGCTTCTTTGCTTCGACAAACTTAGTTACTTCCATGGTTGGCATGCTGACGTTATCACTTAAATTAGCCGGCCAAACGCCAAACTTATCTTTATAAGTATGAGCCGCCCAACCGGAAGACTTGCCTTCATTAGCCACAAACCATTGTAGTTGTGACCACCAAGCCTGCTTGTTAGCGCGCGACATCATTGCCAGCTCTTCCATCTCGCCTGGAAGCACAGACAAGGTACTATTTTTTTCTTTGATGTAACCACAATGGGAGCAAGACTCTGCATGCCGAGGCATATAGGCCTGACATTTGGGACACTTGGCCTCTTGCTTTTCCTTTTCTGTTGGTTCTTTCTTTGCCTTCTCTTTGCCTTCATCTAACGAGTTGACGCCGTTCTCATAGACATCCTCCCAGTCTTCCCGAAAGCGGAGGTAGTTGCCTGAGTGATCAAGCCACACGGCATAAGGCTTGTCTTCTGGATCTCTCTGATTGCTACGCATGACCCGACCCATCTGCTGAATATGGGAAGACAAAGACTTACTAAATGGGCGGGCTGATACGCCGATCATTACATCAGGCACATCAAAACCTTTGGTCAGAATGTCTGTAGCAATCAAGCCGTGGATTTCTGTATCCGGCTTAGAGAAGTCTTCGATGACCTGCTTCTTAAACTCATCATCATCTTTGTAACTGATAGAGATAAAGTTGTAGCCCTGCTCTGCGAACTTACGCATGAGATCGGTGCCATGGTTTACGCCTGAGCAAAACACAATCGTCTTGCGTGGACGATTAAAGATTTGATGAGTAAGCTTGATCCACTCGGTAACGATGTCGCCTGTGATCTTCATACCCCGATCAGTAGCTTCCTTCTGCGACCATTCGCCGGCTACTTTCTTTGCGCCAGTCATGTCAATCTCTTTGGCGACAAATACTTTCAGCGGCACAAGCACACCCTGATCAACCAAATGTTTGGTGGTAACTGAGGAGACTACATGATCATAGACACGACCCAGACCCTTGGTGAAGGGGGTGGCGGTCAGGCCTATAACTTTAACGTCAGGATTATTCTTGATGAACTCGATTGTTTGCTCTCTGGTCTGATGACATTCATCCACGATCAGAAGCTGAAGACCAGGAAAATCACCACGCTTTTCTAACGTCTGAGCAGAGCAGACTTGGATGTTTTCATAGGGTCTAAACCTCCAATGGCCTGACTGTAATACACCATGCTCGATACTGTACTTCTCAAGACGCTGACTTGTTTGATCGCATAAAACAATACGATCCAAGATCATTGCCGCTTTGTTGCCCTTCTCTTTTGTGGCGCGCAATAGCTCGATGGCCATCTCTGTTTTGCCTGCGCCTGTAGGTGCGTAAAGTATTTGACTACGTAGTCCTGCTGCAAATCCTTTGCGAAGACTATCCAAGATATGGGACTGGTAGTCCCTGAGTATTAGTGACATAGGAATTCCTCTACTGGGATACAAGCCCCCCAGCTTGGGCTATGGATTACTTAGCTTTCAATTGCTTCTGCAAATAGGTCACTTGCTTTTTGAGCTGAGCGTTCTCTGCTTGGAATTGATCACGGCTGATCTTTACAGAGTTCAGCTCGATAGTCAGTTGCTTGATCTCATCCCTCAGCTCGGCAATAGTCTTGCCGGCAAGCTCGGGATCTGCTGCACCTTTGACCGCCAACTGGTCTGATAGCTTCTCATTCTCTTGAACTAAGAAGTCGATAGCTTCTTGTTGCTTGCCATCATCCACAGGTGTAGCGGGAGTAGCAGGCGTAGCAACGTCAAATGTTTTGGCTGGCTTCTCAGGCTTGGTCACGCGAGTCTTAACTTCGCCGTCTTTATCCAAGAACTTGACCTTCTCAGGCACCTTGCCAATACGCAATTTTGCTATGGTCACATGGGACAAATCACAGATGCGGCCAATCTCTCGATTGCTCCACTCGCCCCATTCAAAGTCACCAATCAACTCTTGAGCATTGTGGATTTTGTCTGCCAATGAAAAACGTTTACCGTGTTTATTGTTTGCGGTTTTGCTGTACAGGATAGCTTCACGTAACAGGCCGTTTGTAATATTGCATTCAATAGACACTTTGCCGTTCTTGCGAGTGGCATGTAAACGGTGAAAACCATCAGCCAACCAGTACTCTTTGCCATCAAAGAAGACTGTCACCGGCGGATACAGACGACCTTCTTTCATGTTCTCGTATATCTCATCGATGTACTCTTCATCAATCTTCAAGCGAGATTGTGTGCCGCCAGAGATGTTGATAACATCAACAGACAGACTCTTTGATGTAAATACTATTTTGGACGGGTCGTAACTCATTTCTTTTCCTTGTTAGATATAAAGCCAAGATAGAAATATCTCCACTTGGTTTGTATGTTTGATGACTTGTATCGGTTCGTGCCCCACTCATAGCTAAGGCCTCGCAACGCCAAGATCTCTTCAAATCTTTGGCGTATCTCGTCAACTTGGTTCTTAGGCTTTAGCGACATAAGACCAACCCCGCAATTAAACCTATTGCAAATGTGATCCACGGGATCAGTATGGTATCGCTGTCAACCTCATACTTCACAGGACCTTCCATCCACTCGAAGTAATCGTTCGGAAATGCTTCCTGCAAAGTGCGTGGATAGCGGCGTATCGTATCGTTCATCTTTTCTCCTTTGTAAATAAGTGCAATTTATTATACATAGTGTCAACTTATTTTCAACCCACCAATTAAATATTTCTTTTTGGCAAAGTACTTCGCTCACGCCAACCCTTTCAATAGTTCTTGCAATTGCTTTAACTTTTGTGAACTAGTAGAGTTCTCTTGGATCTCTGCCTCAATCTCAAGCGCTACGTTCTCTAGCTCAGTAGCCATGGATTTCATCTGTGCAGCCAAGCCATTGGCCTTCTCTGACAAGCTGATCAATCTGTCCAAGTTGGACTGTTTAATTTGTGTAACTGGTTTTGTTGCCATGGTTTTTTCCTTTGTTTCTTCTATAAATTTGTCGAATGTTGTTGTTTCTTTTACTTCTACACGGATAAAAGATCCGCGCTCAGGCTCTTGAATAAGGCCTTGTCGTTTAAGTGTGTCCAGGCAACCAATGATTGCCTTGGAATCCCTCATGCTGTAGCCCAGTCTGCTTATCTCACTAATGATCTGGGTTGAAGTCCACGCTTCCGATGCGGGGACTGCCTCATAGACCTTCTTGACTGGCGCATTTAAGGTGTTGTGCACCTGCTTAAACCTAGTCTGACTTATCATTCAATCTCCTTTTTAAATTGTTTTTTGATAACGTGTTTTAAGGCTCTGCCAGAAGCTTTCTTATTGATGTAGTCCACGCCTGAAAAATCTATGTAGTCTTGAACTGTTCGTGCTGACCCAAGTCCATAAGCACCCATGTCTTCTCCACGAATCAAAGACTCTAGCCTTCTGGTTGCACGGCCTTGCATGGTTGACCAGTGCTCTGCTCTTTGCTTGGTAACCTCTTCATCCCAGTGTCTAGCCCGTTCGCCTCCTTTTGATTTTGAGTAAAGGTGATAGATGGGCATATCAGGTACATGAAAAATGTCATAGCCGTGCGTATAAGCCCGCAGTGCCATGGCTTGCTCCTCTCCATTGAAGTACATGAATGGGTCATAAGGCACCTCATACACAAACTTGCCCTGAGTAAACAAACAACCACCGCCTATGTGAATGCCTTGCACAATTTGGTCTGTATCAATTTGCGCTGCAACAAACTTAAGTTTTGAATTGGTAGGCTCAAACTCACCTTGGACTATGTGCACAAGCGCGCCGTGGAAAACATGCTTGGTAATAATTCCATTCTCTCGGTCATATGGGCTTGGGTAACTGGAAACAATTGGCTTAGGACTAAGCTCCGAACATCTTTCAGCCGACTTGATAAACCATTCATCCCAGTCCTGGTTAAACACCATGTGCGCATCGATCTGGAAAAACCAATCCTCATCGTTGTACATGGACATGCATATTGACCTAGCCCAACAGGCACCACGGGATTCGTGTGGGTTCACGCCGAGGTAGCGAACTTTCTTATGATCAGGCGTTATATTTATCCGCTTCTCCGGTTCACGCTGCTCAACAATACCAAACACCAAATCACTTGGAT